TTTACACCTATACAATAATTCTTAAATAGACATCATTAATGTCGAATATATTAACATGTCACCAATGTATCTGTTAAGCCATAAATTAATAGAATTATTTACAAAGTAAATCTTTTGACTTTAGAGTTATGAGATGTTAATATACTTTTGAACAACGGCCTTAGCGCCATTGATTATTACACAACGGCCTTAGTGCCATGTAGAAAGTCACTGATTTATTTCAGTGGCTTTTCTTCTTTATTATCAAATCTTTGTGTGAATGTCAAATCTATGGACGCTTAATTAATGCTGAAGAAAAGATTTTGAACGCAATTTCAAATTTTTAAGACCTAATTAAGATATAATACAACATAAAATCATTAAATCCCCTTTATATAAAAGGGGATTTTGCTTAGTTAGTAAATTTTTCGTAGAAAGATAATGCGTTTATAACATTAATTTGTGCTTTAAATATAGGTGTAGAATTCATGAAAATTAATAATGTTTAATAGAATCCATTCCTTTTAAGATGTAATCAAGATATAAACGATATCTTAATTTTTGAAAAGTTTCCCAAAGCTAAGTCCTTCGGTATTTAATCCAAAAAAGGCATAAGAAAATTATACTTATGCTTGCATATATGCTAGTAGTATGTTATAATATATATGTAAGGAGGAAAGGTTATGAATAAGAAATTTAAAAAATCCAAAATCGATTGGACGTCTCTAATCATACAATCAATCTTGGACTTAGCAGTTGGGTTAATCTTATTGATTATCGAGAAGCTTACATAGCTTCTCCCCTAACTCATTATAACTTATTCATCGTATATTATGCTAGTAAAATTAGGAATATTTTTTATCGCAATTGGAATTGCAAAATTCATTTATGCAATGTATTTAAAACACAAAGGAGAATAACATGAGACCCCAAGACAAGTACAACAAAGAAAAAATGACAATTATTTCTGCTAGATTCAAAAATGATTTTGCCGAAGAATTTAAACAAGCTTGCAAAGCTTTAGGAGTATCTCAAGCGGATGTTATTAGAGACGCAATGAATCAAACAATTGAGAAAGCCAACGCATTGGATGGACTAGATATGTTTAGTATCGATAAAATGAATCAAGACGAAGCTTATTTTAGCCGATTCATCCAGGAATTAAAAGATTATGATGATTTTGGAAAATTCAAAGGATATTTTGGAAAAGCTTCAGATGTTGAAGATAGAATCTGTGAATTAAATACATGTGAAATCTATACTGAAGTTAATGGATCATACGAATGTACAAGTAATGATAAAGAAATTCATGATGAATTCGGTTCTGATGACAATCACAAAATCAACGGATATATTGCCATCGAAGTTGGATATGGAAAACACGTTAAAATGTATGGCGAGTACTTCTGCGAAGACTGGGATGAAGCTAATGAAGTTTATCAGAATTGTTCGTTTGAAAATTACTACGGAATTGATTTAGATTAATGCATAAAAAAAGAAGGGCCACAATAAAATCGGCCCTTTTTTGCGTTATTTGAATAATTTAAAAATCTTTTCGACGATTTTCAACAACAATTCAATCAATTTGTTGATTCCAGATACATTAATTGTGTCATTTTTGACAGAATCTGAACTATTTTCATCGTTTTTATCGTTTTTTGAGTCATCTTTTCCGGTATTTGAACCATTTTCATCCTTTTTAGGATCGTCTTTTTTAGGCTCGTCACTCTTTGGATCAGACTTGTAGAAGTCAATATCATGATAGATTACATCTTTGTCAAATGGATTCGAAGTGTATTGATGTATAACTGCAATATCTGAATTGTCTGAATTGACATTACCATCATCCTGATTCCATGCTACAATCCACAAAGGATAGTCTGTATCTACATATTGTCCGATCCATGATCTAGATGTATAAACACCAGTGTAATAACCTTGTGATTTGAAATAATCACAGAATACTTTGCAGACCATCGAACAATGTTCTTTTGTCAGCAATCCGTTTTGTTCCTTCCATCCTGGTTCTCCAGGCTTTGTGCTGGAGTCTTCCATATCCATCCAAACACCAAGTTGGATATTTCTACTTTTAATTAATTTATGTGTATACTTGGCTTGCTCAAGCGCAGTCTCTTCATCACCGCAATAATCGTAACAATATACACCATAAGGAATTTTCAATTCTTCACATTTATTTGCAAAATACTCAAATTTCTTGTCTTCAGTTGTCCACCAATTTGAACGCAAAATCACAAAGTCATACTGCGACAAATCTATGTCCGAACTGTTATGTTCTGATAAGTCGATTCCGTATCCTTTTACATTTTTAATGTAATCTGTTTTAGACGGGTTGGATGACTCTGGTGTAGAAGGTTTCGTTTCTTCCTTTTCTTCTTCTGGTACAGTGAATGTAGCCCACATCTTACTCTTATCTTCGGTTGCGGACACTGCAACAAAGATTTTTCTATCACTATCTTTATAAACTACATAACGATGGCCATTGCCAATATACTTCCAATAATATCTGATTTTATCTCCGCTGTTGTATATTTTGCATACATTGCCAGTTGGCGAGTCGTAACGCGCTCTAATACCATCTACAGTGAACGTAGCTACACCATCTTCTTGTACAAGTTCAATTGTATCACTTGGATTAGCATCATCTTCTATTGAACTGAAAGTGGCCCACGTGTCTTTTCCTTGAACTTCGCTTCCTGAGATTGCCATGAATTGAGTCTTGTCTTTATTAACCACCCATCTATGGCCATTAGCTACGACTTTGTAGTAGTATTCAAACTGATATCCTTTATTTACTCGTTTCAATACATTTCCTGTTGGACTACCTTCACGAATTGCAACTGAATCAACAGTTAAAGTAGCAATAGCGTGTTCTGCAACTAAATTTGCTGCATTAAACACTGTAATTCCTGAACCACTTGTAGGATTACTATAGCCTTTGTAATGCAACACCCCACATGATCCATTGTAAGTCAATGTTTGAATATTTGCAGGAGACAAGTTAGTTCCTTGATTCATTCCTAGGAACTGTCCTGTTCCGTTACCATTGTCTTTAATCAACATTGCTACATGGCCATAATAGACTCCTTTGTACCAACCATAAACTGAATCCCAAATAAACCAATCTCCAGGGTGGCCAATTTGTTCGAAATTAAAATAATCAACATATCCAAGTAAATCTCTTCGATACCAAATTTCGCGTGCTCCTCCAGAACCTCCAATCGCTCTTCCAGGGTTTGGATATCCAGCTTTCTTTAAAAACTCTTTGAAAAGAGTTACACACTGATTGTAGTATCCGCCTAGACCAGATGATTTGCCTAACCATTCTTTTTTAAAGTCATCTTTTGTGAAGTAGTTCATAATTAAATCTCTTCCTGATTGATTTTCTTGTCAGCTACTTCTAATCCTTTGATTAGAATTTTTGGAACGTCATATCCTGCTTCAACAAAGTTCTCAATAATTGATCTTGCTTCATTAACGGTCAAGGAAGCTAAGACGAACCATCCTAATAGAGTTGTTAGTGTTAGATCAACTCCGATTGTTTTGCCGATTTCGATAAACCAAGCCGAAATTGCAAAAGCGAATACAATCATTAACCAGTATCCTAGCTTTTTCAGAACACCGGTCCATCCTTTGCTGCTATTAGTCTTATGATTGATATTTGACTTCATCCAACCTGTAATCCAGTCGATTACGTTTAATAATAAAAAAATGGCGAACAAGAACCAGTGTTCACCAAAGATAAGTGTTAGTGATGCAATAATTGCACCACACACATTGTTGTAGTAGCTTGTAAAAACTATCATTTATTTTCTCCTATGTCCTATATAAAAAAAGCTAGATATTCTAGCCTTTTTAATAATTTTCACCAGTGATTTTTTTATACTGATCAGCTGTAATGATTCCTTTTTCACAGAATTTTCTTACCTGTTTATCAGTATATAATTTCAGATCATAAAATCTTTTAATTTTTTCAAACATAGACTAAGCCTCGCTTTCTTCTAGAAGTGTATCTGTCATTAGTGCTGTATACATGACCTGCGCTTCAATCTTATCCTGTGCTGTTGCTTTCTGCTCTGGATCAACAACTTTAGGCTTATCTTCTTCTGCAACCTCAACCACTTTACCTTCTACATATTTGTAGTTATAACGACCATACTCGTCAACTAATCCTTTTTCTAGATATTGGCTTTGTGCGTGTGCGTATTTATCACCTTGTCCTTTGTCAATCTCTGTCATTGCTTGAATTTCTTCTTGTGATAAGAAAATATCTGAATTAATAGATGTGATGTATCCATCTTGTAAGGATACGTATACTTTATATTCGTTCATAGCTTCCTCCTAATAGATTTCTGCGTCTAATTCTACAGTTCCACCTACGTTGCAATTTCCGACCTTGCTTGTTACGGCTTGAATAAGTAACGTAATGTCTTTTGCGGTGGTGTCTAATGAAACAACAGCTCTTGTTAAACCGCTGTTAGAAGTATTTGCAAAATTTACCGTAGGTTTAATTCTCATACTAGGAATTGTGTCTGAGAATATGTATGTAAAGCTTGCAGAACCGGAATAAAATACGTAAAAATAATATCTATTAAAATAATATCTCTGACACTTTATTAGCTCATCTGCCGGATTAGGAGCGACAAATGAAGTCGCCACTTTTCCTTGCTCTACTTTTGCGTATTTTAAAGTTAGCGTTCCACTATTAACACGAATAACTAACTTTTTTATGCCTCTACTAAATGTGAATGTATTTAATCCGTTCTTTAAAGTTCCTATTTCTGTGGTTGAAGAATCATCAGATGGTCTTACAGATACTGTAGCAGTTCCACTTACACCAACGGCATAAACTTGAACGGTGATATCCCCATCGACCGGAGTTTCTAAATTCTGAATTAAAGCTCCATCACTGTAAGTTGTTGGCGTTATAGTTACAGATTTATCTGAGTTAACTGTTAAACTATGCCCATACAAACACCATCTGTCTACTGAATACACAATTTTTATTGTTTGAGCAACTGCACTTGTGTAGCTAGTTTCGCCCCTTTGGTTGATTTTAAAATCCGGATTAATCAATAAATTTGGATTACTGAATTTTTTTCCTAAATAATTTGCTAGTTGCGATAATAGACCTTTTTTTAATCCTGTACCATTGTGTACAGGAAATAAGCTATTATCAGTAAAACTAGGTAATGCGTCTAATTCCGTGACTTGTTTTCCTGCCATTCTCTATTCCTCCTTGACTTTATATTTCCAATCCGTGCCAACTTCTCCACTTGCTACTTCATAAGACCAATCGGCTAGGATTGTATTTCCTTTGTCATCCACTAAATCTTGAGCACTTGTTGCGTTCAAATTCGTGGTAAAGTGGTTATTCATAACCATTTGATTCAATGCGTTATGTGATGTGGTTACAGACTTTATTTTCGAGACAAGCCACTGAATAGAAGCTTTGTCTTTGAATACGAAAACCATATGTTAACCCCACATTGTGTTTAAATCGTTTGTCGTAATCGCAGTTAATTCTGACTTCTTAACATACGCAGATAAATCAATGTCTGTATTACCAATCTTTTCATATGTATTTGTCTCTGAAAGCCAAATATACTCATCATAAATATCTTGTGTTCCGTGTGAATGTGCTACCAAATAAATCACACCATTTGAACCTGTAACAGGTAAGCTCGTTACCTTTTCATATCTAATAGATGCAATATTACCGACTGCCGAATTAATCAACGATTGTACTTGTGATTGCGTCTGATATCCTTTTTCTGTAATCGTTGCATTTACTTGCGTAGATGTTTGGAATTCACTGTCATTTGTTAATTGCGATACCTTTGTTGGCACTGTGATATCAACGGATTTATTACTTGGCGTTAATGCAGTTCCATTAACCTTTACAGACTCAATCACGTTAACTTGAGCACCACTTGCGATATCACTTAATTTGCTTTTTTCTGCATTTGTATAGTCATTTGTCGATAAGCCTTTACCGCTTACCACATCAACTTTTCCGCCCAATGCAGCTTTAATTTTGCTAATCAAGAGCGTTAGTCCACTCTTATCTAAATATTCAATAGCCATTCTTTTTTTCTCCTTATAAACTAATCCATAATTCATCTAACTCTGTTGTAGAAATCGAGGTTACAGAACCTTCTGCCATAGCCCCTATATCTTCCGAAGTGTATACTGGTCTTGTTTCTGCTTTCGCCCACGTTGGAACTGTTGGGTCAATTTCTTCAACGTCACCAATGATTTCATTGCCATTTAATTTAGGCTTGTTCTTTAGCTTGTTGTAATCGTTTGTACCTTCAACGAACTTCTCATCTAAGCCTAAAGTTAATGTTTCTTTATCTTCATTGATTTCAATTTGAAGCTTGTCTGATTCATCTTGTATATTCATTTGAATATCTTGCATTAGAATCATGTAATCACTTCCTTATTCAATACTCTATATACCTTTGTTGTCTTGATAGGAGAAGCAATAGCAACTCCTCCTTTTGTAATCATTCTTAATTGAATATTACAAGTACCCTCTTTGAAATTGAGCGTTTCTTCTTGGCTTAACGATACTGAAATAGTATTTCCTTCAATATCTAAATCACTTGATTCTTTTTTTAGGATATATCCGTTTTGTTCAAATACCACATAGATATTCTGCATTTCATTCAAATCAATATCATTTATTGTGATTTGAATTGTTGGCGTTGTTCCTTGTCTCATGATTTCACCTTGTATGTCCATTCCTCGCCTACATTTCCGGAGTCGACTTCATATGCCCAATCCGCTAAGACTGCATTTTTGTTCTCATCAATCAAACCATTTTCTGAATCTGATAATAATTCAGTTTTAAAATGATTAGTCAGAATCATTTCCATTATCTTCTGATCAGCTTCACGGATTGAAGCTCCTAATGTTTTCTTCGCATTTCCTTCAAAATCAATTCTTGCATCAACTATCTCCGCATTGGCATTCAATGAGCTTTCTGTTGAAGATATAATTGCATCAATGCGTGAAGTTAATTCATTCGCTTTTTTTAATAGCGCTAGATATTGTCCACGCACTGCATTTCCAGCATTACTATATATAACACCATTACCACCTGCACGAATATCAATTAACTCGTTCAGATTTGTCTGATTTCCATTAGTGGTTGTCAATGAATCCAATCTATGCATAATGGTGTCATATTTCTGCTCGATATAAGCATCAACCAATTGTTGCCAACCGTATTCACTTGGATCTACTTCAGTTGTTCCGTTTGGCGCTCTCTTTACGATAAAAGCTAATTCATTTGTCACTAGCTGCTTATTACCACGAATCAAATGGACTGCTAGTTCAATTAATCCGTTTTCTTCAAAAGGCTTTCCTGGAATATAAAAACCATCTTCGTCAGATGGCAATACTTCTTCATATAATTTTCCATGATTTAAATATCGAATATGAATTTGTGGTGTATAGTCATCATATTTACTTCCATCACTTTTCAATATAACAGGAACATTAACAGACCCTTCGCATGTTTCTAGACCTTTAATGGCCACAAGTTGTAAACCACTTCTTAATAATTCCATCAAATCAACTCCTTCCTATACATATTTTGCATCTATTACAATTCCATTAATCAATGTTAGCTGCAGCTTTTTTTCTCCGTCTGAACCATTCGTATAACACTTAGGCCTAAAGTAGCCCAATGGCGCAGTTCCAATCGCTTATAAATTAAATGGTCCGCCATTCGCACCACCACTTCTACCTTGGTTTTGACCGAAGTACTGACCATTGTAGTACATGGCTACGTGGCCATTACCTCCACCCATGTTCGAACCCCACACGGCAATATCGCCATTTTGAGGTGAACTCACAACATTACATGAATTTAACATTCCATTTGAGGCTCTTTGCGTCCAAATATCTTTAGCTCCGCCCGATGCAGTACAGTGTGCATACGGATAGCCTAGCCACTTCATGTAGAATGCGTATCCATCCCAACATTGTGCGCCGTAAGCACCATCTATATCATGCGATGTTCCATTGTATGTATTGACGAACACATAAAAAGGTTGAGCCATATTACTCAACCCCTACTACAATTCCGGCTTCAACTGTAATTGATTTTGTCACAGTATAAGTACCAGTGAGCCCTTTTTTACCGTCCAAAGTTATGATGCTAGCACTGTCTGAAATAGATATAGTTGAGTTTTTGGTCTGCATTCTAACATAGTTTTTGGTCACAGAAAAACTATGTTCACCGCTTGAAAGTAAAATTGTGCCATCATCGCTAACCGAAACACTGGTGTCGCCACTGATCAGTGCCACACTATGCGATAGATACTCGCCATCGTGTTTAAAAGAACGGAACGCAATTCTTTCGGGCAATCGAGTACCATCTGAATCGATGCACTTAATATCAGACCAAACAGATCCTTGAACAGTCCCTTCGGTTCGTGGCTGCATATTGATTTCTGCTCCAATATTAATATCCTTAACAGTATTCAATACGCCTTTAAAAGTACCATCATTCATAACTAACTCACCGGTATCCATATTCAAATAAAAGCTGCCACTCTTATCTGAAAGAATGCCTGTAATAATTGCATTCGCAATCAAACCTTTTGGACCAAATGCATTACCCCATTTCCAATCCGTATCATCTTCATTTCTCGTATCAGAGAACTCTAATCCGCTAGTTCCATAGCATGTTGCTCCATACGTTGGACTATCTGGATCTAAATCTTCCATCTTCATGGCTCTATAATCCATCTTCTTTGCAATATTTCTTTGAGCATAAAGCGAAGCTTGAGTTGCATCAATGATTCCTTTTATCTTTTCTGCAATCAAACTAGATGTCTTCTTATCAATCACCTTTTGTGCTGCCTGGATAACACTATCCGCATTTTCAAAATACTTCGTTTCATAATCACCTAAAGTCATACTGTCATATTTCTTTAGGATACAATCGTAATCACACTCAATCAGTCTTGCCTTAGTTTCGATATTCAACTTTCTATGCTTAATATGAACTGTATCGCCAAAGCCAATTGAAACAAGATTCTTAACATCTTTGTAAGCATCCAGTCTTGCTAAATCTACAATATCAACCTTATACGTGATATTAGGAACATCACAATTATTTTCTGTGAAATAATCAGATGCTCTTTTTCTCAACACTTTATATAAATCTTCCAATGTGTCGCAGACTGTGATTCCATTCGATGCATCATCTTCCTGTGCATCTTCTTTTAGCTTTACGTCATCAAACTGGATAAAGCTCCAATATACATCTGGATAATTATTGATATAAGGAGAATCAACACACTCCTCATTTGGCAATACATATCCATTGTAGGCTTGTGGATATATCCTGGTGATTAAATTTTCTGTGTTTACGACTTCCTGAACGCTTTTCAAATTGTATCCAAACTCACACCTAGCACCTTTATCTGAACCAATTCTTTTGTTGATCTTGATTGTGTAATCATCATAGACAATTTCTCCGCCCCATCTATTCATAAATGTATTGTCTGCATTTCCATTAATAGCCTGTAGACGATTCATTTTATTAAAATAACACGTAGAAATATCTGTGATATCCGAAATTCCTTTAAAAGACGTTCCGCTTAAAATCGTATTTAACGCATCCTGGCCATTCATATTCACGCATCGAGTATCCCACAAAGGCGGTGTTGTCTTGACCATATAAAAAAGCGGATACGCTGTTACTTGAACATCATAATCCGCTTTGTCTACATGACGAATAATAAACAATTGGTCTTTATTAAATAATGTTGGAACTTTTAAAACAGCTCCATCAACGATATTTTCTGAAATATCATCAATAGGATGTACTAACTTAACATACCATTCCCCATTCAAAACAACGTGCATTGTACAGCTGGATGCGCGAAGAACGTAATCACCGTTCTTTTTATAGTTCTTATTAAAAGGCTTATACAATTGGATCATAGTTCACACCTCCAGTTTGGAATCACTTCACACTTGAAATTGCCACTAACTGTAATTGAATTTGAACCTTCAATTAAATATAAAGATTCAAAATCCCCACTGACCTGAACATTCTGTAAAGCACCGTTTTCTCGATATGCGACACATCTATCCGTATCAATATAAATTGTTCCTGATGCATTAACTGTCATCTTATTACCATTTACAGACAGAACGCATTGTCCTTCACCACTAATGATATAAACAGGATGAGAAACTGCATAAGGATTTGTCTGCACCATTCCAGAACTATATCTATCTTGACCAATAAATAAATATCCGTATGGATCACAAGTAAATGTGGCCACAAAAGCATTAATTTCTTTTGTGCTTTCTCTTGAGATATCACCAAATTCAACTTTTTTGATTTTATAAAAGATTTCTGAATCATCCATCATCATAAGTGTTTTAGATTTACGAATCATTCTTTTATAATCTCTAAAAGTTTTATTCAGGTATTCTCTTTTTTCTTTGAAATTAAAATTGATATTAAATGTAATATCGTCATAAGTGCCTAAATCTTCGAAATACTTACCATCTCTTCCAGGAATATCATATTCTTTGTAGTTGCGCTTAGGAGTTACTATATCAGGCCGTCTGACCGGATATAGTTTTTCCCGAACGCAAGATACATTATCTAAATAAATATCAAATGAACTCATTCTATGCCTCACCTCTCATATAAGCATTAGATACACTTCTAGATCCAATAACTCTTTCCATAGATGAAGCAATATTACGACCATCCAAAGTTGTAGTGTTATACACAACAAATGTTGGATCATACCGATAATTCGTATTATCAGTAAACGAAGGATCCATTCCAATATCCATGATATCCTGTAAATCTTTGATTTGGCTTTCTACTCTGCTTTTGTTTCTGTCAATTCCTGTAGCTAATAAATCCATGAAGTCAGGCATCCACTCATCCGCATCGGCCAAAGGACCTTCATCTGGAACAGAGAAATGTAGATTTTTCTTAATGAAATTTGTGACTCCACTAATCTTTCCTTTTACCCATCCAGTGAATCCTTTCCAGATACCACTCGCAAAGTTTGACATCATGTCCATTCCCCATTGTAGAAATTGACCAGGTAATGATTTTATCTCATTCGCAATATTTCTAACCAAATTAATTGCTGCATTCTTGCCTTTTGAAGCAAAATCTTTTGCCCAATTGACAATCGCAGACAACATATTGCTGATCCAATTTTGGAAGTTATTTAAACCATTCGCAAAGTTCTCACCAAGATTTTGAAAGAAATCATTGATTTTCTGCTTCACATTATTGAAGCCATCCGTCCACAATTTTTTAAAGCCTTCCCATAACTCAGAAACCTTATTGCAAACGGACTCCCATGTTTCTGTCAAGAAGTTAAGGACCTCATCCCAGTTCTGAATGACATATATAATTGCCATGATAGCTGCAATGATCGCTACAATTATCGCAATCACCGGAGCTGCAGCGGTAACCAAAGCTCCAACTCCACCTGCCGACCATCCACATGCTGTGCCAACCGCCAGTATCAAAGGAGCAATTGTAGTCAAAACCGCAATAATCCCAATAAGGACCGCAATCATTTGTTGTGCTGGTTCAGGAAGTTCACTAAATATTTGAATAATTGTAGTTAATGCTTTCGTGAATTCAGTAAATACTGGCATTACCGCTTTAGAAAAATCGGCCATTGCCTCATTGTAATCATCTTGGGCTTTGTTTGACTCAACCAATGCCTTGTTGTTCTCATTCCATGCATCTGCTGATTTCATTAAGCCTTGATTGGCCATTTCATCCAACACTAACTGTGCACGTTCTGAATTGTCTGAACATTGTTCTAATTTTTCATTGAATTCATCTTCGGACGTTCCAGCCCAATTCAACATATCCGCAAAATTACCTGTAACTGTACCTGTCTTGATTGTCTCGTTGATTGACTCAGCCAAACCATCAATTGGAATCGAATCTCCATACCGTGCCCAGGCACCAATTGCACCTTTTGTGATTTGCGTTAACTGACTTTGTACCAAACCAATTGCCTGCAAGTTAGCTGTAGTTGTAGCTGCAGATTGAGTATCACCTAACACTCCAATAAGCTGCTTATAGGTTTGCTTAGTCTCACCCGTAGTGTAATTTAAATGAGAAGAAGAAACTTCTAAAGAACCCATGATTTTTAAATACTCTTTAGATTCTTCTACTGCTCCTTTGATATTTTCAACCATTCCAGATGCAAAATCAGATACTTGCTGAGCAGCCTCTTGCATGTTAAAGCTATCTTTAAGTTGTTGAACATCTGTCTTAGTCTTTTTTAACTTTTCACCAGTTTGTTCTGAACTATCTCCTACTTTTTCGACTTGAGTCAATGCATCACTTGCACTTTTTGCCAAATCATCCAATTTAGAATCATTGTCTGAAATTTCAGAAGATAATCTATTGGCATATGCAGTTGTTTCATTAAATGCAGTTTTTAATTTAGAAATAGTCGATTCTGTATTCGCATAAGCCTTTTCCGCTTTCTGAACCTGGCTTGAATTCTCACCATATTCATTCGTCAATTGTTGGATTTCTTTGGCCTGTGCCTCAAGATAATCCGTTTGTTTTTTTATCTGATCTGATAAAAGTTTTAATTTGTCTGACTGCTCATCATATTGCTTTTTCAAAACTTTATTCTTTGCAGTCAATGACTCCATACTGTCAGCTTGGGCATCAAATTCACTTGATACAGCTTTTAATTCAGACCCATACTCTTTTAAATTCTGATTAATTTTAGAAATGGATTGATTAAATTCAGATTCACCTTTAATCGAAATCTTTGGACCAATATCATATCCAGCCATATCATCACCTCAAATCTACATTAATATATTCTGGCTCTATATATTCGTCGGCATATCCATCTAGAATGACCGAAGCATCCGTTAGATCCGCTAAATAACCTAACGGCATCACTAGAAACTCTTTGGATGGAATACCAATCTTATAGGCTTTTACCATTAAGTATTTGCTTGAATCACCTTGAAGCTTTTTTTCTTCTTTTTTTTTGAAGATTTTAAAGGCTTAGCCTGGATTTTTCTTTCTTTTGATTTGGAAATACATTTCTTGATTTTTGCAACAATTGCCTTCAATTCTTCTGGATCAGAAGGAATCAAGTATCCAATTGTATTTTTTGGAATCGGCTCCAATAATCCATCTTCGCCAATTGGTGCTCTATCATACTTTTGTCGCATGATATTCATAAATGCACATCCTGAATCAATCATTAGATAAAGCATGCTGATCATCATGTTTGCAGCTTCCGCTACATCCTGACCTTCTTCAATCTTTTTAGCAGCTTGCGCAAAGTTTCCCATTTGAGAAACACAAGCTAAAGAAAAAGACATTGGATATCTATATTCTCCAATGTCTATAAATTGAATATTCATGTCCATAAGGCACCTTATGCAACAATGTTTGCCTTTTGCTTCAAGTACGCAACTGCTTTTGCTTCATCTGGTAAATCTGCGTAGCATTGCCATGCATGATCACCTGCTGCATCACGCATTACGGATCCTGTGATTTCAGATAACTGCCAATCGACTGTATCTTCTTTGGTCTTCGCAGAACCACCTGGAATATTAAATTTAACACGATTAAACCAAATTGCACGGTAGAATTCTTCATTGTTATTTTGATGCAGTTCAATAAGCCCACATCCAACTTCAATTGACTTCGTATTATCATCAAATACATATTCAGTCACGGATTCCCCACCAACTGTAATTTTATTTTCTTTAATACTCAATAAAAATTTAGATGTAGCAGGCATCAATTCACCAGTTGTAATAGTCAAAGTTCCTTCTTTGAATTCTCCACCTTCTGATTCTGCAATTTCATTGTCTAAATATAAATTATTATTGTCAGTAGTCGTAATATCAAGACTATACTCACTCATCTTTTCAGGGATGTTACCTTCTGAATAAGTAGTAGTACCGTCTGAATGACTATATTTCGCAATAATTAATTTTGATAAACCTTTTTTTGCCATTATTTGTTCATCTCCTTTTTGAATAATTCATTCATTTTACTGTCCATTGTTTCAACACTCTTTTTTCTATTTTTTCGGACTGCACGACCTACAAAATCATTTTTAGGACGAAAAGACGTTCCTCTCAAGATTGATCTAGCAATCAATGGTATTGGAACACCTCTTGAATACTTCTTCGTTTTATGGCTTGAATATCCGGCAAAACCAACTTTGACGTTGATATCGTCGCCCTTACTTTCCATATCTGAAATACCAAGACCTTTCTCAAGAGCTTTTTTCTCATAGTCCATAGGCCCTTGGCTTGCATGATTGGATGTATTCAACGATTGTATCTCACTGCGAATACCATCTACAACCACTCCAGCACCTTCATACAATGACATCTTCATGATTGGAACTACATCATCTTTTTCAAGTTTCTGCAGTTTATCAAGATATTCATCGAAATCGTTAAATTCAATTTTGGCCATCAATACTCCCAGTCGAATGAATAATGAATGTAACTCGAATTTGTTTCGTATTCAATATTAATTATATTGAATGGAACTCCGTTGGCGTTAAACAAATCAATAACGTCATCCACTAAATCATCAAACTCAACTTTCGTATAAATATCCAACGAACCTTTTAACATGATTTCATCATGCTGATTGTCCAAAAATAAAGAATCAGATTCTCCTTCTTCTTGCCAAACTATATATCTATCGCCTTTATCTCCTGTTGCATCATAATGGTAAATTTCATTAGTGCTTGTATACCGCAGTAATTCTGCAAACTCTTTAAGCTTCGAATTCAAACTTTTCATTTAAATGCATCAATGTAAGCTTAGTAATTTGTATACCATTATCATCAAATGTATGTTGAATCTGTGAAATCTGATACTGTGTACCATCTTCCAAAACAACAATATCGTTATATGTAATCGAACGGTCTCTGTAAATAGATACAGATTCATCCAGTCTATCCTGTGCTTTTTTAGCTTCATAAAACTTTGTAACACCAATTACTTCATAAGAAAAATAATAAGAAGATTTAAGGCGTAATTTAGATACAGGCATAAAACCTTTATCCTGCACTAGTACACGCTCATAAATCTTCAGAATTCCATCATCAAATGTCATTATCTTCCTTTTTGTGATAACAGGATATTGTTCAATTCATATCTAAGAGATCTAGGCATTGCTAGTGTGTTGTCTTTACTAGCTCTTTTTCTGAATAAGAATGCTGCGTAGTCAATCTTCGCCATATAATAATCAAAGGAATCATCATCGACGATTCCTTCTCTTGTCATAAGTGAAGCAGCTTGCTTCAACAACACTTTTAAATATTCATCGTTGGCATTTGTTTGAGGCATTTGGAGATTCTGCTTTAGGACAGTTAGTTCAGTGTCTTCTCCAAAATCCATTGTTTATTACCCTTTTGTAACTTTTGCAGTATAAATAAGTTTTGACATACCGTTCTTAACAGTAACAACTAAGTTCTTAGAACCTTCTAATGTTAATTCCTGGCCATTATTGTATTTCTTTCCACCGTACATAATAGTCACTGATGCTCCATCCTGAGTTGGAACTGCATTTACAACGGCATTTGCTGCAGTTGCGCTTACTTCATATTCGTAAGTGTTAGAATTAAAGGCTAATGTTTCTGAACCAAGAGTCAATGATGTTAAAGTTGCATCATTCGCATCATCTGCACGGAATGTTGCTGATGTTACTGGTGCTTTACCATCGATTGTCATTACACCGAATCCTTCATCAATTACAGGCTTTCCATCATAGCGAGCTACTCCACGGAACACTGTCTGATTATCAAAGAATCTAACATCTCCTGACTGATCAATCTTAGCGCCGGCACGTTCACCTAAAGTGTATAAATCAAAGTGTCCGAAAATGATATTGTTGTCAGCAATAAAGTTAAGCTCAACAATTTCACCACCAACGATAGGCATTGTATTCTGCATTCCGGCAACAATAGCACCATTCATATCTGCATCCAATGATTCTGCCATCAATAATTTATGCGTCTTTTCATTCATTACCCATGTCAATCCAGCAGAAGAATAGTTGTTAATTACACAAGTAGATTTTTTAATGATATCTTTAAACAATTCTTTTCCGGTAAGGTTAGCACTACCCTTTAAAATATTTGTAACATGTAAATCTTTCCATTCTCTAGCTGTTGAAGAATAATCATTTGGGCGTGTTTCCTGGGCTAATCGAGTAACAATACCAAGTGGCATCTTAACTCCATGACCGAATAAAACTGCTTTATCCAACGCTTTACCCATTGCCTTACCGAGTGCGTAAATGATTTCTGTAGCTAAATCCTCATCACTATCTTCCAATACTGCATTGCATACAACAAAGAATCCTGCTACTGCGTATCCATCCATCTCAATGTTGTTGAATTTCAAATCTAATTCATTCAATGATCCACACATTTCAGTCCAAATACCTTCTGGAATGTCTCCCATAATATTTTGACGAGATGTTCCACTTACACTACGTAAATTAACTTTTGAAATCAATTTAGAATTTTCTTCGACCGTTTGACGAATCAATGGCAACATGATTTGTGGAATCGTTAATCCAACATTTTCAATTGCACGATGCTCTTTAATGCATGTTCTTACGTTTGATAAGAATTTCTCTACATTCTCATCTTTGAAGAAGCGATCACGTTCTTCGATTGGCATATTGAAGAATTTTTTTCTTACAGTCATTTTCTGTTGTCCTCCTCTATTTTCTTCTTGTTTAGGTTCATCCGTTGGCTGTTGAGACTCTGCTTCTTCAATCTCTTTTTCGGTTTCAGCAATTGTCTCTTCCAACTCTTTCTTTTCATCTTCGTACTCTTGTTTTTCTTCCTCTAATTTTGCTACTTCTTCTTCAACAGCTTGTTGTTCTTCTTCTGTTGAATCATCACGCAATTCAGAAATCGCAACTTCTAATTCTTTTGTACGTTTTTCAAAATCAGATTCTTTTTTTCTTAATTTCTCAAGATTCTTTTTCTGCGTATCTAATTTTTTACGCAACATTAAAACTTTTAACATGCTATTCTCCCTTCAATTTTTTCAGCATTTCTTTTTTTCGTTGTTCTAATTTTCTAGAACGAATTGTGTTAAATTCCTTTTTTCGTGCAGATACCTGTGTATCTTCGTATGCAGGAAAAGTAACCACAGATACTTCATACAGATTCACGGATTTAATTGTCCAATGAACTCCATTTCCGCTTTCCGAATATTCTTCTGAAGTAATCTCAAAGCCAAAACTACATTGATCCACATCGCCACGTTGCACACGAGCATATAGATTCATCGCATCCTGGTCTGATTCATTGATTTCAACTTCGCCCCACAAGCCTTTGTCATCAACTCTTAAAGTTAATGTTCCTGATTTGGTGCGCCCTAAAACCAAACGTGTATCATGGTCAATCAAACAACGGATATCACCATCCAGTGCTCCATCAAATGCATGCGGATCCACACTTTCAGTAGCCCCATCCCATAACTGGTAATTGGAATTGAATACCGCGAAGTATCCATTGATATACTTTTTCCCATCTGCATCTCTAGTTTTGAATTTAGATAAAGAACTTCTCATCTGATATTTTTTATCCATTATTCTCACCACCTTTTTCCAATTTTTTTTGGTCTCCTATCATTCCCTGTGGAATATAGTTTTCAAGTATGATCAATTCATCTAATCCATCCATCGGAGAATATCCTAGTGAATCTCTGACTTCATTGCCTGTCACGATTCCTCGTGTATACAAATCACATCCCACCGTCGAGAGCGTTTGTATGTCATAAGCATAAAGCGACCTATAATTGAACCTAAAATACCATTCAGGCTTGATAAGTAAACTTCGTGTAAGTGCCTGTTGGATGCACTCACAAATTCCTTTAATTCTTGTATTGATCCAGTTGTTCCATTCCTCTTTGTTAAATTCTCCTGCACCTAATACGAATGCTGGAACATCTAAAATGGAAGCAACTGTCTTTTTATCCATTTCAACCGAATCTTTGATGGCCAAATCATTCAATGATAATGGTTTTACCGTAACCACATCAAATCCATCTGCAGGAATTAGCCAAGGCTCTCCTGTCTGATTTGATTTAATATATTTATCCAACAGCTTTTGTCTTCCATCTGAGTTAGAAAACTCATCAACCATTCCATCAACTTTAACAATCAATGATGGTTGCCATTTTGATTCCATAAAACCTTTTTTTGTAGCACTTGCTTGATCTAAAGCTTCGGCCACACTTCGCAAAGATTTACGGTACCCCACACCTTTCCACGGATAGTTTGGATCCGGATTAATCACGATATGAATTAAATCTTCCGGAAAATATTCCTTTCCGTTATAAAGAATCGAATACCCAAAATCACCATTTGGAACGAATGAAACATTTCCAGGATTCAATGGATAAATACCTTCAATCAATCCGGATACTGTTCTTGGATACAGAACACAGTTCCCGTCGCCTTCCAACAATAAAGAACGAACAATGGAAGACATCCATGTCATTCTTGTCATGTATTTGTTTGGATGAATATCCACTAAATTTGATAGTGCATTACTAATTCTTTGATCACCATTCTTAGAATTCTCCATTAAATGGATTGTCATACTTCCAATTAGATTGGCAATCTTATTAACTGCACTAATAATTTCAGGATTCTGTGATAACGGTGTATAACCGGCTGACAATAAAGATTCCCAATTCACTGGCATTACTGCAGCATAATTCGACCTTTTTTGTGGATCCGGTCTAATATTCTTCTTTTTGTTTCTCCTTGACAAAATAAGCCTCCTAATCTAAAAACATCGAAGCAGACGAATTCTTTTCTTCTGCAATCAATAATTGTTTACAAGCGATAACTGAACAATCAAATAAATCTATACGTTGATTTGGCATTACTTTTTGGAAACGCACAAAATCATCGCTATCTTCTGTAGCTTTTACATTCCCAACGCAATACTCATACGCAAGATTATGCACGTAATAAAATTCTTGAAGATTGAACTTTTTCTCGATTTCTCGAAAAGCTTCCGTTTTTTCAACGTACAACTGTTTCTGATCACGAATTTTAAAACCAGCTTTTTTCATTTTTAAAATGAATTCACGTGAATACCTTCTGTCGTATCCAATCCATCGAATTCTAAAACCTCTGTCTCGAACTTTTATAAACCATTGAATTACATCTTCATATTCAATGACATTCGAGTTACAACACGTTAGCCATCCTTCTTCTTCCCACCAGAATACCGGGATGTTATCTTCATCCGATTTCTGATATGCCGTACTCCGTGGAATAAACGCATGGCTAATGCAAATATCCACTCCTTTATATCGGCCATAAATACAAACTCCGGTTAAATCGTGCAGTTTGGATAAATCCGCACCACCATACCATTTGATAGGAAGTTTAGCCAACTCATCAATCGTCCAATTATACTTGGCATCGGATGTCTTCACGACATTCATATCAAAATATGTATCAATTTGATTTGTAAAAACATTCAATGATTTCGCGAAGAAATCTTTTCTTTGTTGAGGGTCGTTCTGCGCCTGGATTGCATCGTTCATTAAGTCTTCGGCACGAACCGATTGACCAATACCAGGATTGGCCATCGCCTGAACATCTGGATTCATGTAATCCAAAAACTTTGCGCCTTCCTCATTTTCCGTTAGATCGGCTTCGCAAATAAAAACGAAGTATTGCTCATCGTCTACTTCGCCATCTAAAATCTTTTTACAATATCGAACTCTTTGCGCCAAAAAACTGTTTGGATCATCTCCAGCAGTTGAAATACCAATTATCAATTTGTTTGCGTAAGCCTTCATGGCTTCTTTAAACAAATTGTATTGTTTCGGTTTTTTAAATGCATGAACCTCATCTGCAATCGCAAAGTTACAGTTAAATGAATCTTGCGCATCTGGATTTGTGGCCAACGCATTTAATTCAAACATTCCGTCAGACATTTCTGCTTTTATAGAATGTTCGTTGTTGTTGTCGATTATATGAAACAAACCGCCATCCTCATCAGATTCACCCATGTTTCTTACGTTGTATTTCAAAAAATTGAATGTTTCCAATGTTTGCTTTAAGGCTGCAGCCACAACATAAATCTTTGATCCGGACTTTCGATAAAGTAATCCAACCGCATACGCTAATGCTGCGGAAAATGATGTTTTAACATTTTTTCTAGGAATAAATATCAAAGCCTCATGATATTTCTTTATCTTTGTTCCTTTTCGATAGATTCCAAACAGGTTGTAGATAATGAATTTATGAAAAGGCATCAAAATAAAAGGAGTACCTCGTAAAGGTTCTCCGCCTTGTGTTTCGCCTTGCATGTGGCAAATTGTTTTTTGAATAATCGAAATAATGAAGTCTGCATCCTTTGGATTGAATTCATATCTTTCATCTTCCAAATCTCTATAAAATCTATCAATTGCTTTTATACGATAAATATTGGCTTTGATTTTTCCGCTCTTACAATCTTCACAATATTTCTGTACTTCTGAAAAATACTTTCCATTATACACTACTTAACACCTGCGCCAATCTACTTTGTTTTGCGGATTCAAGTCCGTTTGATTTAATCGCTTTTAATCCTTTTGGGGTTAATCCTAAAGTTGTTTCGATTGTGAGAAGATTCTTTTGAAGAGCTTCGATGGCCAAATATTCTGCAGTCTTACGAATATTCTCATTTCCGGATTTATTTTTAAAAGTCTCTGTCACTTTGCACCCCTCTTCGAACCACTTTTGATACAACAAATCGTACTGAAATCGCATCTCCGCATACCTATGAATTGTTACATCGAACTCTTTCTTGTAAGTTCCAATTTCTTGCATATATAAAACTGTTTCTTTAAAAATTCGATTCGTTTTTCTGCTCACCGTCGCTTTGTTCATTTTGGCCATCACCCCCTTTTTTCAAAAATTGCTCAGAGTTGGAAAGATGGATACTCCCCCAGGGAACCAATTTTCATGTCAAAAAAATTTAGGTGGGGGGATCTCTTTCAGAGCAATCTTTTTGAGGCTATCTCATCCAAATCCACACCCAACTCTTTGGCCACATCACGTTTATCATATGCTCCAATCAAATAAAGCAAATAGATTCGTATCAGCCTACATAGTTCATCATTAGATTGCATAATCTTTTTTCTTCTTTCTCCAATCAACTCCTGGAATCGTATGTCTTTTCAATTCTTCACCAAGCTCAGTCAATGCACCAGTGCTTCTGTTCTCTAACTTATTGTGCTCGCCTACGCTCACACTAATTAGGTTCCAATCGCAGAACCGATATTCCGGATATTCATCTGCTGGATAGATATGATGAACAACTTCTGCTTCTACTCTTCTGCCATATCGCTTTGAGATCTGACAAAGATATCCATCTTTTCTAAGAATTGATTCTCTTTTCTTTTTCCATCTCTTAGTCTTATAATCCATGCTTTTTACCTCGTGAAGACAGTCTAGCAAGGAAACTGTCTACACCAAATAAAAAAAGCACATGTGCGTGCTTTCATGTGTAAAATATTCAACGCTTGGCTTTGTCGAATTTTTTACGCTACTAATATACCACATTAAAATGGTGGCCAATGGCTACTCTTTTAATTTTTTGGTTCAGGAATGATTACAATTTTAATATTTTTATCTACATTCATGTATATTTCAACATTCTCGTTATTTCTGCTTTTAGCCACAGCTTCATCAAACGAGAGCTTTTCTAGTCCTGGATAAGCATAGATAGAAAATTCATAATCCTTACTGCTTTGGCCTTCCCACCCCATGCATCCGTATGCTAATAGTTTCTCATTTCTTAAACTATATACATATACAAATAGAACCTCATTTCTATCAAATAAAATCGTTTTCACTGATTGAGGTCTGTACATTCCTTTGTTTGAATCATGCATTCGTAAAGACTTTGTTAAAATCGGAATCAGGTACAACCCAACAAAGGCACATGCAATCGCTAAGATTGCTTTTAATAATTGCTCCATCATAATATGCTTTTTATCATCGCATGAACATGTTTCTTTAATCCACTACGACTGAATCCATATTTGTCTGCCACTTCGTATTGTGACATTCTAAAGAAATACAAATCACACATAATGCATCTATCCTTGCTGGATAACAATTCAAAGGCTTTGCATTCGTTGATTCTCTTTTGATAATAAGCAATTTCACGCTCACGCTCTTCAATCGTTTCTAACAATGCAAGCTTAGATGTAAATGTTCTTTGATATGTCGGCATTGGCAAACTGGATTTCATTTGTTCTTTAGACAGTTCTTCAACTGAATGTGATAAGCCTAACATTTTATGATTCAACTCTTCCAACTCTTCATTCAATTCAATAATTCTATGGCAACAATAGTCCAATGATTTAAAATCACCAATAAATTGTGCAACTGTTTTTGAAACCTCAATCATGCGAAACCTTTTCAATACCCGAGCAACGTGTCCATTGTGTTCCAGACGAATATTTACTTTCTACACGCTTTCTCAAATTGAAGACTGTTTGATTTAAACCACAGTTTTCTCTTTCCAATTTTGAATATTCTTGTCTGATATATTCAAGCTGTTTTAATCCTGCTTCACGCATTCCACCATTTTCAACATCATATGTCATGATCTTAATTAATTCAGTTAAACAATCAAATGCATTCTCTGCAGTTTGATTATGCAATACAACTTTTTCCATTCTTTTCCCCTTAATTCAACGAAAACAAAAAACAAACAAATTTAACAATACTTGAGATAATCCATACAGTTCCGCCTACAATGGCCGTAAACATCCATATGTATAAAACCCCAAACAGAATAATAAATGGCTTAATAGATACATTGGTGACATGTTAATATATTCGACATTAATGATGTCTATTTAAGAATTATTGTATAGGTGTAAACGAAA